TCTTGCAAAGCTTGAAGGGCGTATTGCAGAAGCAGAAGAGATAGTTAAACAAGCAGAGCCTGAAGAGCCAGTTGCAGAAAAACCTGAACCTGCTCCGAAGAAGAAAGCTGCAGCTAAGAAAGCACCTGCTAAAAAAGCTGCCGCGAAAAAAGCACCCGCTAAGAAAAAATAGGAAAACATGATGAACCCAATCAAACGTCAAACATCTTTCAGTGACCCTAAAGTTTCAGACAGCAGTGTCACAATCAAAGACCAAGGCACTGTCAACTATGCGAAGGCAGAGGATGTACCTAATCCTGGCGCACCTAAGCCATATGGCTCTGGTGAAATGCGAGGCGGTGGTGCTGCTCTTAGAGGTAAGAGGTTCTCAGGAGTCTACTAGTGGCTAGAGGGCGCAGAAAAAAGCCAGAAATGGTGGGAGATAAGCCGAAGTTCCGGTTTGTCAAAGCCAAGAAAAGACGAGGCATAAGAGCTCTTGGCAGAAGAAGAGCTATTGGCGGCATGGAGCGTCAGATACTTAATCCTGCCACTGGTAAATATGTTGCCTATCTTGGTCCTAAACAAGAGATGCGCTTATACAGTCCTGATGCTCTTGCAAAGATTGAAAAGAAAGAGGGCGCTCGAAAAATAAAAGCTGCAGAAATAAAGAAAAAAGCAGCAACACCAAAAGCAGCGCCTAAAAAAACCCCTAAAGTTGAAAAGAAAAAAGCAGAGCCTACGCCACCAAAGATAAAAACAAGAGCAGACACAACACCTAAACCCAAACCAAAAGCTCCTGATTTAAAGCTTCCTGATATTTTGCAGGAAGATATAAGAATAAAACCCGGTGCACTTGAGGGCTTAACTGCAAAGCCTGTTGTAAAAACAAAAGAAAAACCAAAGCCAAAAAAAGAAGTAAAGACACCAAAGAAAGGCAAGATAAGAGAACGAGAAGATATTCGAGTCGATACTCCTACAAGGGAAGAAATCGATAAGGTCATCAAGGATCTGGATATTAAGATACCAGAGGTAATTAATATTCCTGGTGTTGGGCAGGTGACTATTCCTAGCGTACCCGCTGTGACTGCAGCAGTTCCCTCTGCTCCAAAAGAAAAACCAACTCTGTCTGGTGTTATTGGTGGAATAAAAAAAATAGAAGAGGCAGTTAAAGAAGTAAAACCTGTGGATGTCAGTGATTCAGAGGTTAAACAGGCTTTAGAGGTTATTAAAGAAAGTAAAGATGTTGCTCCAACAATGTCTGTTGGAAGAGAGCCTACGCCAGATCTACCACCTGCACCTACGGTTCCTGTGAGAGTAGATACAACACCACAACCAACACCACCGCCTGAACCTGCACCTCCTCCACCTCCACAGTTCATCGATATGGACCCGTTGAAGGGGATGAGAGATACAATCATACCTAGAAATATATTAGGTCAGTCTTTTGACCCATCTGTTCGAGATGATTACGAGAAGCAAATGCAAGCCGCTCGAGCAGCAATGATGCAGCCTGGTGGAAACATAAGGGCGACTGAGTACCCGACTTACCAAACACCAACACTGGCAGTGCCGCAAACACAGTTTGGTGGGTATGGACGGCCAATGCCTGTAGCTCCATTACTGCCATACGCAGGTTTGGCAACTGCTACACCACCACAAGAGATACCAAGACCACCCGCAAGTGGTGCTCGTGTTAATCCAGGCACAGGTCAAATAGAACCGATTGGTGTTGCGCCAGATCCAGGGTTAGTAAACTTACCGCCAGGGGTAACGGGTCCGATTAGGTAACAGATGGATTCAGTTGCACTCGCGTCTTACATATATAAAAAACTGAATCAATACGAGCAGGGACATGTAGACTATGTTACCTCTGGTAACATAAAAGATATGGAGGACTATAAATTTGTCATGGGTGAGTTATCAATGCTTCGCACCCTACGACAGGATCTGAAAGAAGCGTTGCACATACAGGGAGATGAACTCGATGAGTGAGCCAAAACTGGACACTGTCGCAAAACCGTCCGTTACGGATGCATATGTTAGCGAAGAAGAGAGGGTCTTAGACCCCACCGTGTTAGATAAATCACTGGTTGAACGAATGCCTGACCCCTCTGGGTGGAGACTCCTGGTCTTGCCATACAAAGGAAAAGGTATTACTGATGGCGGTATACACCTTCTTGATTCCACTGTGGATAAAGAAAATCTAGCCACATCAGTATGTTATGTATTAAAAGTTGGTCCTTTGGCTTACAAAGATGATACAAAGTTTGAGGGCATACCATGGTGTAAGAAAGGAGATTGGGTGCTTATCGGCAGATATGCAGGAGCTCGTTTTGCACTAGAAGATGATCACGAAGTCAGAATTATTAATGATGATGAAGTGATCGGAACAATACTAAATCCAGACGATATTAAATCTGCATAGGTGAAAACATGGCTGAAGAAACACTAACCGAAGCTCTGGCTAATCTTAATGATGAGAATATTGAGAAAGCCTCGCTTCCAGAAAATAGAAGAGTAGAAGAAGAAACATCCGAAGAGGTCGCGATTATTGATCTTGATGAAGAGGATGTTCAAGAAATAGAACCGATTACAGAAGATGTAGTCAAAGAAGACTTTGATGCAAAGCCGATAGATGAAGAGGAAGAAATATCTGAGGCAGAGCGCAGAACAAGGACTTCTCAAGACAGAATAAACAAAGCTGTCGCACAAGCAAAAGAGTTTCAACGAAGAGAACTACAAGCTCTGCAGTATGTAAAAGAACTGCAAGAACAAAACAAAGAGCTTTCAGGCCAACTACTTAGTTCTCAACAATCATCATCTCAAGAGAATATGCGCCTTCAAGAGGGGTACAGAGATGAGTTTGAGACTAGAGTAGAAACTCAAGCGCAAGCTGCAAAGAATGCTTATAAGACTGCGTATGAGTCTGGTGACCCAGACAGAATGGCAGATGCTCAACAACTCATTGCACAAGCAGAAGCTGATCGAGCAGCACTAAACAAATACAAGCAAGATTACGAAGAATACAAAGTTAAATACCAGGAGTGGCTAGAAGATCAACAAGCCAGCCAGGAACAAAGCTTTGAAGAGCTTCAACGTGATCAAGGTCTTACTAACCCTGTTTACGGGCAACCACAGAATCAACCTGTCTATCAAGAGCCTTCTGCAAAAGCTCAAGAGTGGGCAGAAAAGAATGAATGGTTTGGAACTGACCAAGCAATGACAGATCAGGTTATGGCAATTCATAAACGATTAGCCGCAACGCAGATTGACTTGGAATCAGACAAATACTATTCTGAAATTGACAAGCAGATGAGGGAAGCTTTTCCTCATAAGTTTGATATCGCGGGGGATGAAACTACCGTCCAAAAAGTAGTCTCCGGATCGCGCACAACTGGAACTGGACGCAATCAAAATAATCGTAGGATTGAGTTGAGTCCTAGCGAACAGCAACTTGCTAAAAGGCTAGGAGTACCATTCAAGGAATACGCAAAACAAAAAATGAGGTTACAGAGATCATGAGCGAAGAAACAAAGACAGGATCTAATAGAACTCCCAGAAGTGCTTCTTCACGGTCAACTAAGGCTGCAAGAAAACCATGGACTCCACCTCAAATTCTGGAAACGCCTCCTGCTCCTGCCGGTATGAGATACAGGTGGATTAGGACGCATATTCGAGGAGAGGATGATAAAACCAACGTACACATGAGGCTTAGAGAAGGCTTCGAGCCTGTTAAGCCCTCAGAAGTAGAAGGCTATGACCTACCAACTATTGATGATGGTAAGCATGCTGGAACAGTGGGTGTTGGTGGATTGATACTCTGCAAGATTCCAGAAGAGACAGCAGATGAGCGTAATGCTTATTTTGAGCAGCAAACCGAAAATCAAATGAGAGCAGTTGATAACGATTTGATGCGAGAGGAGAACCCTGCGATGCCCATGACGAGAGAAAGGAAAACGCAGGTTTCGTTTGGAAAAGGTAGAACTTAATCTTTTTGATTGTGTTTATTTTTAGGAGGCAACGCGATGGCTAATAATGATGCCGCATTTGGCATGCGTCCATCCAGAATGATAGGCGGTGGCGTCTATACTGGTGGACAAAGCCGATATCGAATCGCTGCAAACTATGGCACAAGTATCTTCCAGGGCGACATGGTTGCCCAGGTAACCGGAGGCGGTATTGAAGTACACGCTGACGGTGGAACTGTGCCGATTGTAGGCGTTTTCAATGGTTGCATGTACACGGACCCCACTACTAGTGAGCAAGTGTTCAGCAACTTTTATCCAGCAAGCACAAACGCTTCTGACATCATTGCATTTATCATTGATGATCCGAATGTCGTTTTTGAAATCCAAGCAGACGATACGTTCCCAGTAGCCGACTTGTTCGGCAACTTCGATATTGTCTACACTTCTTCTGGAAGCACCGTAACTGGTATTTCTGGTGCGGAACTGGATGTAGCAACTGGCGCAACTGGTACGAGTTTGCCACTGAAAGCAATTGATATCTCAGGTGACCCTGAGAACTCAGATGTTGCTTCAGCAAACACCAACGTATTAGTTGTTATTCAAAACCATATATTTGGCGTTAAAGGCGCTGGATTAGCTTAGGAGGATAACTAATGGCTATTTCAAGAGCACAGTTAGCCAAAGAGCTAGAGCCAGGACTCAACGCTTTATTTGGCATGGAGTATGCGCGTTATGAAAACGAGCATGCTGAGATCTTTGAGACAGAAGCTTCTGACAGAGCGTTTGAAGAAGAAGTCTTAATAGTTGGATTCGGCAACGCTGAAACCAAATCGGAAGGTCAATCTGTTAACTACGACAGTGCAAGTGAAGGTTTCACAGCGCGTTATACGCATGAAACTATCGCTCTGGGCTTCGCGTTAACGGAAGAAGCAGTCGAGGATAATCTCTATGACCGCCTTGGCGCACGTTATACGAAGGCTTTGGCCCGAAGTATGGCTCACACCAAGCAAGTTAAAGCTGCTAACGTATTGAACAATGCGTTTAGCTCTAGCTTTACGGGTGGTGACGGAGTGTCTTTGATTAACACCAGCCACCCATTAGCTGGTGGTGGCACGCTTGCTAATCGTCAAACGAT